AGGCTACAGATAAGCAACCTATGCGCCATGAATATGCTAGCGGCTTCGAGTACATTAAGGCTAAGCTAGCTTATGACTTAGCTCAGTCACGTAATAAGGCAGCAGAAACCGCAGCAGTTACAGCTACAGCTAATCAGGAGACTACCGATGAGTAATACTACCCCAAGACAGTTAGACCTACCGTTCCCTTCTAACATACCTGCCATTCGCATAATGCAGGACTACGGTATAAGCCTTAGCAATGCGCGTAACCTTGTGTATGGTATCTGGAAGCTACCTGATGACCAGCAGGACTTCCTGTGGAATTACTACCTGCTTAAATGGGATAGTGAATTCTTCTTGACAAGTATTTCAGACAGTGGTACTATTACAGTTCAAGGTCGCACATACCATGTGCATTACCACCGCTGTAATCCTGCTAGCATTAAGGATTACAAGTCTGTCTGGCTTAGCTTGCGTGTATGGCAGCAGGGTCTGAAGCAGCCTAATGTAGCATTAGTTAAGCCTGCGCATCAGGTTAATATAATAGGAGACTAATATGACAATACTAACAAAAGACAAGCTAGCGCAACTGCTAGCGCAACGGAAAGCTGATAAGGAGGCAGCACAGCGGCCTAAGCCTAGTATGCCACAAGTAGCTTCCTCAGATACATCAATGTCTGAGCGTATAGCAGCTATGAAGGCTAAGCTGGAGCAGCAAGCTAAGTCTCCGCTAGCAGTAGCTATAGCTAACACTTCGTCGGAGTCACCATCTGTCGTAGAGCCAGTACCACATAAGGTACATACTGGTATGGACGGTAAGCTTATAACCTACAACAAGCAGCAGAGTGAGTTTGTCTCTACAGCAGCAGCAGGTAAGAGCTGTGTGCTTATAGGCGCTGCCGGTACTGGTAAGACAACAGGTACGCAAGGTGCTGTGCAAGAGCTTATACAGTCAGGTAAGGTTCCTGTACTGTATGCTGATGGGCATAAGCACCTTACATCAGGCACACCTGGGGTTATTATTATCAGCTACACCAGACGAGCTGTTAATAACATCCGTAAGGTTCAGTCGGAAGATATGAAGGCTAACTGTATTACCGCGCATAAGCTGCTTGAGTTCGCACCTGTTTACTATGAGGTAGAGAACGAAGATGGTAGCACTAGAAACACTATGCGCTTTGAGCCTACCCGCAACGCCGACAACCCATTACCTAGCAGCATCCACACTATAGTAGTTGAAGAGAGTTCCATGCTAGGCACTGACTTATTCATGATGCTTATAGATGCATTGCAGCATAAGGTACAGTGGATATTTATAGGTGACATAGAACAGTTACCTCCTGTATTCGGTAGTGCTGTGCTTGGCTACGCTATGGTTAACTTACCTGTTATACAGCTAACAGAAGTCTACCGTCAGGCTCTTGAGTCACCTATCATACGACTAGCTCACCACATTCTGTCAGGTAAGCAGATACTAGCACCTAAGCTAGCAGAGTGGTCTGAGTCTGACGAGCTAACACTGCATCCTTGGAAGAAGTCACTGACAGAAGATGTAGCTGTGCGTACATTAGGTGCTTTCTTCTCTAAGCTATGGGACACTGGTATCTATAACCCGGATGAGGACATGATACTACTGCCTTTTAATAAAGGTTGCGGCACTGTAGAGCTTAACAAGCACATAGCTAACCACAGAGCTAGAACACTTGGCAGGGTTACGCATGAGATAGTAGCAGGCTTTGAGAAGCACTATCTAACTGTAGGTGATAGAGTTATGTACGACAGGGAAGATGCGGAGGTAGTAGAGATACGCCGTAATGCTGTGTACACAGGAGCACCAACACAAGCTGCTAGTAAGACTCTTGACTACTGGGGACATAACCCTAACTTCAAGGAGGATAACGATCATGTGGATGATATGGGAGATATGGATATAGATAAGCTACTAGCTGCCGCAGCTGGCTCTAAGGAGGATAGGGTTACGCAGAGTAGCCACGCTATTACTTTGCGCTTACTGGATTCAGATGTGGAAGTTACTATAGATAAGGCAGCTGAGGTTAATAATACCCTGCTAGGCTACGCTATGACTATACATAAGGCGCAAGGCTCTGAGTGGCGTAAGGTGTATGTATGTTTTCACCGTAGCCATGCTACCATGCTGCAACGAGAGTTACTGTACACAGCTATCACCAGAGCACGTGAAGAGCTGTACGTTATCTGCGAGAAGGATACCTTTATTAAGGGTATTAACTCACAGAAGATTAAAGGCAATAGCTTGCAGCGTAAGATTGAATTCTTCAAAGGTAAGAAAGTACCGGGAGGCTTTAACTATGATTGGTCGTAAGGGATGCTGCTAACGGCAGCTCTAAGCTAGGGAAAAATTTCTATTGACAAGTATCTGCACTATGCTATACTGTCCATCCGGTTGGAGCACTGTGCTCTAATCTTTTTGTAACTACAACCTATAGGTAAGTAATATGAACGATGAAGCTAACAACGAAGCAGCGGAACTGGAAGCTGGCGAAGCAGCGGTAGCTGAGCAGGCCGAGAATGCCGAACCTACCATCAACGTAATCAAGGTAGCCAACCCAAGCAAGGAAGAAATGGAAGCCCTGCGCGAGAAGCTGGAGACCAGCTACGAATTCAGCGTATCTTCCAAGCCTGTGAAGTTTCACTTCAAGAAGTCGAAAGACAGCGACACTGGTATCATTACCGACCGCCGCCCGGTAGAGCTGGCTATGGTGTACCCTAACCTTAACGGTATCATGGGTATCTTGGAAAGCGAAGATCCCAAGCAGATTCAGCTTCTGATGGATGCTGTGGAAGATGTTGTTAACAGCGCTGCACGCGACATTCTGTACGAAGATGTTAAGCTGGACGCTGCTACCTTCCCTTACGAGCGTATTTCGTGGGCTGCTATCAGCAAGATTCCCAAGACTACCCGGCGCGGCGGTGGCATTCCCAAGGAAACCTGGGAGGAGTTTGCTGCTGATTACATCACTGTTATGCCTGAAGCTACCGGCAAGACTGTCGAACAGGTACAACGCGCGGCCAGCTTGCTCAAGAACAAGTTTGCGCAGTGCAAGACTGCCAAGCCTGTACTGGAATTGCTGCGTGAACAGCTCGCCATCTACGTTACCAAGTCTCCGAACGCTGAAGAATACAGCGAGTGCGTGGAGTTCCTGACGGAGAAATCTCAGTCTCTGCTGGAAGCTACGCCGGAAGAGCTTCTGGGCAACCTGTAACACTCGCCCACCTCCGGGTATTAGTAGGGGCTGCTACTTAGTGGCCCCTACTCTTTTTACCTGCCAACACAACATTATTGGAGTCATACTGATGAACGAAACTGAAATAGAAGCTGAGTTGCAAGCTAAAGGCTTGAACGCTCCACGGTTGAATCCTGCTGCAATTGATGCGACTATTCTTGCAGCACAGTACCATGTATTTGAGGGCACTACATTAACGGTCTGTTGCCTAACATTACAGAACGGTTTTACAGTAACGGGAGAAAGTGCCGCAGCAAGTCCTGAAAACTTTGATGCGGAGGTAGGTCGCAATATCGCCTTTCGTAACGCTCGTGAAAAGATTTGGGCGTTGGAGGGCTATTTGCTACGTCAGAAATTACATGATGTAAAGTAGCCTTAGTAAGATTTATCACATAGCTAGCTTAGCCACACCAGCTAGCTATCTAATAAGTCTACGTAAACCAACCCAACATAGGACACAGCAAACTCCATGTTAGCCTTACTTACATTAACACTACAGATGAGAAAGTACGCTCCGATATGGGATCAGCTTAAGAAAACTGGACGCTGCAAGATTGCCAATATACCGGCAGATAGAGTTGCGCGTATAGTTCAAGCTGTGCGTAAGGAAAAGTGGCGTGATCTTGGGTTTAAGTATCTGCAAGCTGAGGCAGGCAGAGACATGCGACTGGATGTTAAGGTAGACACAGAGCTGGATACCATAGAGTTCTATCTAGTAGATGCAAACAATACAATTACAGTAGAGTCCTTAGGAGGCTAACGTATGAGCGAGCAAATTAATTTCGATCCTGCCAGCATAGAGTATCAGGTTAAGGAGAAGCTAGCTGCATTAGAGGAGGCTCTTAAAGAAGGGCTGCCTAACATTGCGGCTATCTTACGTCCGCTGCATAAGCAGCTTAAGGATGACCCTGATATTGTCACCACTCTTACGGAAGAGGAGTGTGCTATTATAGCTAAAGGACTGGCTAAGCAGACCGCTGTTAACATAACAGAGAAGCTCACCAAAACCACCTCTCGCAAGAAGTCGCTGTCTAAGACTACAGTAGATGACTTGTGATGAGCGAGCCAACACAACAGCCACAGATTCTGTGGTCTGGCCGCATACAGAGTATACTAGCTGACGTAGCACTGCTATGTACAGATATAGTAGCAGACGCAGATGGCCTGCTTGGTAATACTAAGATGTACCATCTCAGGGCTGTATTCAAGCCTGACTACGATGTTGAGCCAGAAGCTACTGTAGTTGTAGTTATGCCAGAAGAGACACTTGAGGAGGCGTTAGCAGATAATGCGCTACTAGAGGACTTCTTACTGGCAGCTTACACTAAGTTTCAAGCTATGTATATGCTTAAGTATGAGCCAGATGCACCACTCCACTAGCTTGCAGACCTCTCTTGCTGAGCGCATAGCTGCGTTTAAGGCTAATCAGCTTAACACTAACCCAAGGGACGAGACTGCTGAGAGCGTAGAGTTCCCTCTTGAGTGCCTGCTGTATCTTTATATTAAGACTCCAGCTAATGCCTACTCAGAGAGAGACCTATACTTCAGCAGGCTGTATGACTGGTTAGCTCCTATTGCTAAGCCTGTCTGCCCTAAGTCTACAGCTAAGCGACACCACCTTACAGAAGGTAGAGTTCAACGCTATATAGCTAACCTTACTAGCACACCCCTAGAAGATGTGCAGTATACTATTAAGCACAAGGTATACCCTATGCTCGGAGATGATTATGAATATTGATGACGATGATGTTAATGCATTCTTAGATGCAGACATAGAAGCAGCAAGCCCAGTAGTGCGGCTAGAAGAGGGTGAGTTTGACCCAAGGCTTAAGTTCCTCTCTCATAGCTCATGTAATTTACTGCACTCTTGCCCTCGTAAGTATGAGTTGTATAAGATGCGCTCACTTCCTCGCGCTGATATTAGCGTAGACTTTGAGTCTGCTGTTACATTCGGCTACGGTACAGTAGTAGGCGTAGGTGTGCAGGCTATACTGGAAGGTAAGGATTACGAGCAAGCGCTGTTCGATATGTATCTTGCTTGGGAACCTGAGCTGGAGGAGGAGATAGTAAGAAACAAGAAGTCATTCTGGGAGGCTTGTTTCGCTGTACAGCAGTTCTCTTGGGAATATAAGCGTAGCTTTAGTGAGCAGTATGAGCTTGTATATTGGCAAGGTAAGCCAGCTGTAGAGCTGTCTTTTGTAGTGGAGCTACCTAATGGCTTCTTCTACCGTGGGTTTGTTGACGTAGTTATACGCAATAAAGTCACAGGGGAGATAGTTATACTGGAGCTTAAGACTACAGCTATGGTGCCTAATAGTGCTATGTACCTTAACAGCTCTCAGGCTATAGGCTACAGTGTTATACTGGATAAGATGTTTCCAGAGAAGTCAGCTTTCTCTGTGTTGTATAAGGTATACCACTCTAGTAGCAGGGAGTTTGTTGAGTTTGAGTACGAGAAGTCTCTGCTACAGCGAGCTACTTGGCTGCGTGACGTTCTCATAGATTGTCAGGTTATAGAAGTATATAGTAACTACGGCAACTTCCCTCAGTATGGTAATCATTGTTATAGCTTCTCACGTGAGTGTGACTTCTTAGGTGTATGTGACTTTGATAACAAGCACCTAGCTCACCCTTATACAGAAGCTGATGAGGCTGCTATTGAGAAGGAAAAAGGTAGCTATGACTTCTATGTAACATTTGAAGAACTCCTGCAATCGCAGGTAGATAAAGGTGAGCTATGAAAAAACTAAGTGAAACTAAGAAGGCTACCACTGCCAGAGTTATGGTATTTGGTGGCCCGAAGGCAGGTAAGACGCAGCTAGCAGGGGAGCTTGCTGAGCATGGCTATAAGCTTATTTGGATTGATATGGAGAACGGCTACGAGACATTGTTTAAGCTGTCTCCTGAAGCGCAGGATCGTATCACTCTGGTGCATTTACCTGATACACGTGACTACCCTATTGCTATCGAGACTTGTCTTAAGTTAGTGAAGGGGCCAGTTAAGATTTGCGACCTGCATGGTAAGGTGGACTGTATGCTCTGTAAACGAGAGGAGACAGCTTGGGCTAAAGACCATCCTGATACTGATCCAGAGGCTATACACAGCGACTGGTTTACTGACCTTGATCTCCGTAGCCTTACGCCAGATACCATTGTCGTATTCGACTCAGGTACGCAGCTTGCTAATAGCACTATCGCTCACGTCACTAAGAATGAGGACGATAC